AGGCCGACCGGAAGCCACAACCGCAGCCGCTCTCGGTGGATCCCACCGAGGCCGGCGAGCCGACCCCGATGGCGTGGGGGACCAACCCGCACGCCGCGAAGTGAGGACACCATGCACACGCTGCCATCCCTCCGATGGGCCTTGTCGACTCCCAGCTGCTCCTGCTTCCAGCAGGCGCGCCGCGAGGCGCTGGAGCTCGGGTACACCGCCAGCGACCTCGCGCTCGTCCTGGGGCGGCGGGCGCTCGACCGGCTCCTTCGGTCCCTCGCCGACGTAGCTCGCAGCGAGCCGCAGAAGCTCGACCTCGTCGTGCCCGGCTACGCTGGCGTACTCGACGGCGTGACGCTGTACGTCACCCGCGATCCTGCGGTCGGACCCTTCCTGGTGTCCCCCTGCACCAGCGAGGAGGCGCGGAGCATCGGCCGGAACGCGATCGTCGACCGCGTCGTAGAGGACCCCGACCAGCAGCCCGTCGAGGCCGAGGGCGCGACCGACCCCGTCGACCACCTGTCCGAGCTCGACCTGCTCGCCATCCTCGAGGCGCGCCTGACGTCGCGGATCGGCGAGGTAGGGGACCCGGCCCGACTGACCGTGGAGGGCGCACGGGCGAGCGTCAAGCACGCGCAGGACCTGCTCGCCATCGTGGAGCGTCGACATGTCCGACAGTGAAGGCGATGCGCTGGGGAGCCTCGTGGACCTCGTCGAGCAGCATCGCGGTTGGTGGCAGTTCTCCGTGGACAGCCTGCAGGACGAGTTCCCAGGCGTAAGCAGGGGGCTGGTCATGCTCGCCGTCGACATGAGCGCAGGCCCTGTCTCCTGCTGGGTCAGCAAGCACCTGTCTCCGCGGTCGATGGCTCGCCTGGGTGCCGGACGCTGGGTGTTCAGCGTAGAGCTCTGGGAGCAGTTGAGCGCCCACCACGGCACCGCGCTGCGTCGTAGCGACGAGGCCGTCCCATGGTCGGGGCCGACACCATGACCCCCACCGGATCGCTGACCGATCAGGTCTTCCACCTCTCCGACGTGCTGGAGTTCGAGGTGGTGGACCAGGCGACCGCCGGGTCGCAGCTCGAAGCGCTCAAGCTCGAGCTCGCTGCCGCGCCGACCTGGTCCTGCGAGACCGTCGAGCTCGTCGTCGTCTCTCGGGCCGAGGTGGTCCGTTCCCTGCGTGCGGACTGGCGCAGGCTCGTGGTGGGCGACGCCCTCTACCGCTACGCGCCGGGCTACGTCGGCAACCGCTTCGACGTGCAGCGGGCCACCGTGCGCGCTGTCGTCGACGACGGCGTGGTGCTCCTCCGGTGGTGGTCGCGTGGACGCCAGCGCTGGGAGTACGAGGCCGTCCGGGGCGACCTGCTGCACATCCGATGGCGCGTGACGCGCGACGAGGCGCTTGCGGACGCTGCCGTGTGATCTGGATCGTTCTGGCTCGGAGTTCCTCTCCGGCTACACACACACACGGGGTGGAAACTTGGGTTCCCCAACCACGGCAGGGCGTCGGTAGTTCCTGGTGTCCAGCTGTCGCTGGGCACCGAGGACACGACCCATGACCGCCACCGAGCGACCGCCCCCACTGTTGCAGTCCCTGCCCGTCGTGTACGGCCGGGCGGAACTCGACAACCTCGTCGAGCAGGCACGCCAGGCCGAGGGCATCGTGGTGCTGTTCGTCTGCAGCGACCGCGAAGCCGCAGCCTGGGCGCGAACACACCTCGAGGGCGCGCGGCAGTGCGGCACCAGGAGCTTCGACTGCGGCGACACGCGGGTCCTCTTCCTGCAGTCCGGCAACAATCCTCTCGAGCTGGCGGGTGCGACCGTGGGCAGCGTCGGCCTGGTGCCCGGACGCATCCACCGGCACGCGCTGTACCGACAGGCACGAGCCGCACACCGGGGGTGACCGGTGTCGAAGGCCCGACTGCAGGAGATCGACCACGAGATCGAAGTGCTCGAAGAGTTCGTCGCGCAGTGCCGCGAGGAAGCGACCCCGAGGCGCGACATCGTCGAGGGCGTGCGCCAGCTCGCCTTGCGTCGACAGGAGCGCGTGCGCCTGATCGAGACCGCGAGGGCTCACCGGAAGCGGAACCCGGTGCTGCGCCTGCGGGCGCTCGCGAAGGTGCTGTACGACGCAGGCAACGGCACCGCGGCCCCGAAGCTCGAGGCGCAGGCGAACAAGCACGAGATCGAGCTCGAGCAGCTGCGGATCGAGCGCGAGCGCGAGGAGGGCGCGAACCTGACCCCCGAGGAGATGCTCGCGGATCTGCTCGAGGTGATCCGCGACGAGGTCGAGGTCGACACCGACGCCGCCCGCCGGATCTACGCCGCCCTCTGCGAGCGCGACGACGCCGACGAAGTCGTCCAGGGCGACAACGTGGTGCAGTTCCGGGGGTAGCCGATGGTGGCGCTCCGTGGGCTACGACGCGCCTCACGTTCGGCGCGACGACGCAGGCGAGCCGCTGCCGCTGCCCCGCTCCGGCGGTTCGCGTGGCTTCCGCCGCAGCACGCGTTCCTCTCGTGGCAGCCCCGGGTCGGCTGTCGTGCGGTCGTCCTGCGCACGGGGAACCAGGTCTACGGCAAGACCACGTGCGGGCTGGCAGAGGTGATCGGGCGCTGCGTCGGTGAGCACGTGCTCGGGAAGGAGATCCCCGAACCCCCGGTCGAGTGGTGGGTCGTGTGCGCCTCGTACAAGCAGTCCGTGGCGATCCAGCAAAAGACCTGGGACATGCTCCCGAAGCACGCCCTCGCGGAGACCTGCAAGTTCAGCAAGCGCCACGGGTTCGGCGCGAACCAACCGATGGTCGAGTTCAGCAACGGGTCGGTGATCCGGTTCCGCACGACGAACCAGGACGTGCTGGACCTGGCGGGCGCGACCCTCGACGGCGTCCTGTTCGACGAGCCCCCACGGAACCACTCGATCTACGCCGAGGTCCGCAAGCGCCTGATGGAGACCGGCGGACCGCTGTTGATGACGCTCACGCCGATCAACGCCCCTACCGAGTGGCTGCAGGAGGAGATCGCCCGCGGGGTCGTCGACGACCTCTGGTTCCCGCTGAAGCCGGAGTACTGCATCCCCGTGGGCAAGCGTAAGCCCCTGCGGCGCCGCTCCGGCGAGGTCTGCGACGAGGCGTGGGTCCAGCAGCTCCGCGACGACGAGCCCCCCTGGGAGGCCCCGATCCGCCTCGATGGGCACTGGGAGAACCGCGAGGGAGACCGGCGGTTCTCCGCCTTCGTGGACGCCCTCGGCGTCGAGGGCTCGCACGTGGTCCGCAGCCTGCCCGACAAGGACCTGCGGTTCGTCCTGGGCATCGACCACGGCGAGACTGGCAACAACCAGGCCTTCTTCCTCCTCGGCGTCGACGAGGGTGTCGTGAACGGCCGGGCGGGCACGTACAACGCCATCGGCATCGACGAGCACGTGTCGGAGTCAACGACGACGGTGCAGCAGGACGCGATCGACGTCCTGAACATGCTGTCCCGCAACGGGCTGACCTGGGCCGACCTCGCCTACGTGGGCGGCGACAACCCAACGTCGGGCAAGACGGACCGCAAGGACAACCTCCGGCTGATGGAGGCGATCGTCCGGGAGCTCGCCAGGCGCGACCCGCCGCAGTTCGGGGCGATGCGCACTTGGCGGGACCTGCAGCCGCGGATCCACTCGGTGAAGCGCGGGCAGCAGTCCGGCAACCTGTCCAAGCGCCGGGGCGAGCGCTGGCTTGACAAGCTGATCGTGGCCAACGGCCTCGAAGTCCACGAATGCTGCGTCCGGTTCCGCGAGTGCATGCGCAAGTACGACGGCACCAGGAAGAGCGAGTACAAGCACCTGCCCGACGCCTGCAGGTACGCCCTCAACGAGTACATCAAGGGCAAGCGCAGCCCGTCGCGGGCGCAGATCGCGTACGCCCGCAGCCTCGGGTAGCGGTCGCCGTGTTACGCGATCGGGCGGTTCGCGCCCCGACTCCAATGCGTGTGCACGCGTGGCGGAGTCGACGGAGCGAGCTCAACGCCGGGCAAGCGCGGTCCGACAGGTCGCGCCGATGCGGGAACGCTGCGCAGCTCCACCCCGTGTAGGCGCGACCCAGCGCACCCCGAGACCCCCGGTAGGTCGTGCCATGCAGGACACGACGCCCGGGTCGACGCTCCACGTGGGGCCCACGACCGCCGATCCGCACGAGCGCGCTCGGTGGGACCACCTCCGTCTGCGCTACCGAATGCTCAACGGCCGCTGGCGTGAGGACCTCGAGGCGCGCGTACGGCTGCAGGTCGGCACGAAGCGTGCCGCGGCCTGGAAGACCGTCGACATGTCCTCGAACGTGCTGGCGTCGACGTCGTCGCAGCTGGCGTGCGTGTACAACCAGCCGCCCTCGGTCGAGCACCCGGACGTGACGTCGAGGACGACCGTCGAGCGCCTCCTGATGCGCGCTGGCTGGTCGTCGCTGATGCAGCGGTTCCAGCGCGATCTGATCGGCCTGCGGGAGAACGTCCTACACGTGACCCTGGGCACGGACGCCTCCGGCCAGATGTGCGTGAACCTCCGGCCGGTGGCTCCGCACCTCGTGTCGGCCGACCCCGACCCGGAGTGTCCCGAACGGCCGATCGTGCTGCGCGAGGCGCGGTATCGGCGCCACGAGACCCACGGCGACGGCTGGTACTGGGACGTCTACGACGTGAGCGACCCGACGAACGGGACGTACCGGATCCTGACCCCGGACCGGAAGCGCGACGTGACGGCGGCGTTCGTGGCCGAGCCGACGTCGGGCGCGTCGTACCCGTACGTCGGCAGGTCCGGCAGGGCGTACCTGCCCTATGTCGTCTACCACGCGTCCCGGACCGGGCAGCTCTGGGACTCGTTCTTCGGTTGCGAGATCGTCGACGGGACCCTGCAGGCGGGCGTGCACTACTCGCACCTGGCGCACGCGATGCGCTCGGCCGGGTTCCCGCAGCGCGGGTTCATCGGCGGACGGGCGGTGTCGTCGGTCGTGGGCGAGGGCGAGACCCGCCGGCACGAGGCCATCGCCGACCCGGCCCTGCTGCTCTACGTGGAGGCAGACGCCGACTTCGAGGGCCAGCCGCGCGAGTTCCAGTTCAAGCCGGGCGCCGACATCGGCACGATGAGCGAGGCGATCTCGAAGTACGAGCGCCGCGTGGCGTCGTTCGCCGGCCTCGACGGCAGCGACTTCGTGAGGATGTCGGGCGACCCCCGGAGCGGGTACGCCCTGCTGATCAGCCGCGAGGGCAAGCGCGAGGCGAGCAAGCAGTACGAGCTCGTCCTCGAGCACTCCGACGCGCAGCTGTTCGCCCTGGTCGCCGTCCTCGTCAACGGCGAGCAGCCATCCGCGAACCTCGCCGAGGACGGGTACGGCGTCCGCTACCGGGCGCTGCCGCTGTCGGCCGAGGAGCGCGACGCAGTCCTCCAGGAGACGCTGACCCTGCAGGACCGCGGGTTCATCGACGAGACCGAGGCGCGAGAGCGCCTGTACCGCGCCGGGATCGTCC